GGTGAATTCGACGGTGCGAGCGGGCTAGTTTGGGGGCGTTTCTAGGGGGGTTGTGCGCTCTTGAAGTGGTGGATTTGGCATGGAAACGTCAAAAGTCCAGAAAAAGCACTTTTCCAGAAAATTATTTCCGTAGATATTCACCGTCAAGCGCGGTGCATCCACCGCATACAAGGCGGGCCATGAACATTGAACTTACGGTAGATTTCAAAGACGTAGTGGCGGCGCTGGATAGCACTGCCCAGCGGCAAATGCCTTTCATCATGGCCAAGACGCTGACCGGCATTGCGCAAGACGTTCAGGCGCGGATAAAAAAGCAATTGAGCGTGAAGTTTGACAAGCCAACGCCATTTACGGTGCGCGGCGTGTTCATGGAGCGTGCAGAGAAAACGCGACTGCAGGCTGCGGTGTATTTTCCTGAAAGTCAGGACGCATCAGGCCGGGCGCAACGTGAGTACATCCGGCCAGGCGCAGAGGGCACAAGCGCCCGCCATCAGAAAAAGACTGAATTTGTATTGACGCGCATGGGGTTTCTGCCTGCGGGCTGGGTGACGGTGCCCGGAAGTTTCTTTAAGGATGGAAATAAGTTTGACCAGTACGGCAACATTTCCGGCGCCTATTACAAAAACATCATTCGCGGGCTTGGCATAACGACCAAACTCAAACCTAAGCCGCTAACAAAGGCCGCGCAAAAGCGCGTTCGCGCCATGGGTGTGGAGAGTGAATACATCGCCATTGGCACTGGGGTAAATAAGCTAGGGAAAAATGGCGGATGGTTGCCGGGTGGGGTTTACAAACGGACCGGACCAGGCGGGCGAAAGTTGGTGCAATACCTGCTGTTTGTACGCAAGGCCAGTTATAGAAAACGCATTGATATGCAAGAGGAGGCATTGAAGGCGCTACAGGAATCCGGCCAGGCGCGTTTTGACGAAGCCATCAAGTTGGTGACTGACCAATTTAAGGCGCGATAACCATGCTGAACTTAGACGCCACATGCACGCAGGCCGAGTTTGGTGAATTCGTGGGCATCAGCCAACAGGCGGTGAGCGATTTACTTTCCCGCACTGTGATTCAGCCCGGCCACGCGGCAGGCCAATGGCATCACGATTACATCAGCCACTTGCGCGAGCAGGCCGCTGGCCGGGGCGCAGATGGTGAGCTGGCATTCCAACGCAGCGAATTGGCCCGCGTGAGCCGTGAGCGCGCAGAAATCAAACTTGCCCTTGAGAAAAAAGAGTATGCCCCGGTTGCTTTGATTGAACAGGTGCTTGCCACGGTGGGCCGCAGCATTGCGGGTGTGCTGGAGCCATTGCACATGACGCTGCACAAACGTTGCCCGGCGCTCACGCCGGAAGATTTGAAACTGATTCAACAGGAAGTGGCAAAAGCCTGCGACTTAGCGGTAAACGCATCACTGGCCAGCTTGGAAGTGGAAGACGTTGGCGATGTTGCCGAAGACGTTGCGATTTTGGATGAGGCAGACACCTAAATGTCCGCCCGCGACCTACCGCCCGAACTGTTTGCCCAATGGCCACACTTGCCACTGCCGTTGCGTCAGAGTTTGCGGGCGGCGGTTGCCAAAGGGCTGGAGGCGCTTAAGACCCCCGAGCCGTTAACCCTAGACCAATGGGCTGAGCGCCACTTTTATCTATCCGCCGAATCAAGCCAGGGCGAAAAGCGATGGGAGTCCTACCCATTTCAGCGCGCCATGCTGTGCGCTATGGGCGACGATGACATAGAGGAGGTGGACGTAAAGAAAAGCGCCCGCGTGGGTTACACCAAGATGCTGTTGGCCAGCATTGGCTATGACGCGCACCACAAACGGCGCAATCAGTGCCTTTGGCAACCAACGGATGGCGATAGCGACGAGTTTTGCAAGGCCGAATTGGAGCCCATGCTGCGCGATGTGCGGGCCATGGCCTCTGTATTCCCCAAATTCATGGCTAAAAGCAAGAGTAACACGCTCAACATGAAAAAGTTTTTGGGCTCGCTGCTGTACCTTAAAGGTGGCACCAGCGCTGGTAATTTTCGGCGCATGACGTTGCAGAGCGCAAAACTAGACGAATTTGATGGCTTTGACCAGAAAATAGAAAAAAGCGCGGACCCTTTTACCCTTGCGCATAAGCGGTTGGAGGGCGCCACTTATCCGAAGATGATTTGCGGCACCACACCACGTATCAAAGGCCTAAGCCACATCGAAAAACGCGAATCGGCGGCAGTGGCCCGGCTTAAATTTCATATCAATTGCCCCCATTGCGGCGTGGAACACCCGCTGCTATGGGGCGGAAAAGACTACGCGCACGGTTTCAAGTGGGAGAGTCACGACCCCGAGGGCACCGTGCACCATATCTGCCCACACTGCCGTGAAAGCATTGCGCAGAGTGATTACCTGCGCCTATGGTTTGGTGGCGAATGGGTTAGCGACTGCGGAAACTACCGATGCAAGCATGCGCCCGGTTACCAGTGGACTGATGGCAAGGGCGAGCCGCTGATTCGTCCACCGCGCCATGTGGCGTTTCATGTGTGGACAGCCTACAGCCCGCAAACCACTTGGGTGGCCATAGTGCGGCAATTTTTGGAGTGTGTTTCTGCCAAAAAAGCGGGCGATGCGGCGCCGCTAGAGGGATTTGTCAACGAAACGCTAGGTGAAACATGGGAGGAGGAGGTAGACAAGTCCGACACCCATGCGCTGATGAGCCGGGCCGAAGACTACCCTATGCGCCGCGTGCCAGTGGGTGGCCTGCAGCTCTGCGCTGGGGTGGATGTGCAGGATAAACGCTGGGAAGTCACCGTATGGGCGTTTGGCCGGGGTGAAGAAATGTGGATGGTTGATTACCAGGTGATTGACGGTAACCCTGCTGACGAGCGCGAATGGGAGGAGCGATTGCACCCGTATTTGCAAACAGCCTTTGTTCACCAGCATGGCGCCCCCATGAAAATAGCCGCCACGGCCATTGATACGGGCGGGCACTATACACACCAGTGCTATAACTTTTGCCGCATTCATGCAGGCCATAAATACTTCGCTATCAAGGGTGATAGCCAGGAGGGCAAACCCATCAAGGGCCGCAACTCTGCGCAGGATGTGAATTGGCGCGGCAAGATCATCAAGCGCGGCGTCAAATTGTGGATGGTTGGAACTGATACCGCCAAAGACTTGATTTTTGGGCGCCTGAAAGTCACCCAGCCAGGCCCAGGCTATGTGCATTTCTCCAAGCACCTGCCGGTGGAGTGGTTCAATGGCCTAACCGCCGAAGTACGCCGCACCATCAAGACGGCCAGCGGCGTGAAATATCGATGGGTCAAAACCGCCGCCCGCAATGAGCCGCTGGATACCACCGTATATGCCATGTTTTGCAGCCAAATGCTAGACCATTACAAGCTGACCGAGCCGCAATGGAAGCGGCTGGAAAACGATTTGCTGCCCGATTTGTTTGACACCGGACCCGCAGAGCCCACGCACCCGGTGTTTGAGTCTGCACAAGCGCCCACCGCCACGCAAATCCAGGTTAATGCGGGGCAAAGCGCGGCGCCGCCGCCCATTCAGCACACCACAGGCTCACCAGATGAGCCACTGCCGCCCGTTGGCCGCTTGGGCGGCATTACCAAGATCAACAAGCCCGAGCGCATGAACGGCGGGCGCATATCACTTGCGGGCCTGCGCCGCAGCAACCCTTAAACCCTTGAAAACCCAAAATGATGCGCGACAACTTTGATTTTTCCGCCCTTGAGCCCGACATCGTGACGGTCATCCTGCAAAAAGTGGTGGCCATGGCGCCTGAATTCAGCGCATCCCTTGCGGCCCAGGTAGAGGCGCAAGTGCGCGCAGAGTTTGGAGGGCAGCGGGTTTTTGTGCCAAAAGTGGGTAAACGTATGGCGCCACAGCAGCGCCAGGAGCTTTTCAACGATGGATTGACCAGCATGACACAGGCCGAGATACTGGAAAAGCACAAGGTCAGCCGCTCAACCCTATACCGAGTAATGAAGGGTGGGGGCGGGCGGTTTTCGTGATCTAGTCTCAATTTGCCCTATTTGAGACACCCCATTTTTGCGAAAGTCGGCCCAACATTGGAGCCGATGCATGGCCGGATACACCCTTTTACAAGCGCAAACCCAACTGGACGCATGGATGGCGGCTAGTTTGGCCGTAGTCAGTGGACAGCGCTACATGATTAACGGGCGCGAACTCTGGCGCGTGAATGCGGCAGAAATTCGCCAGCAAATAGACTACTGGAACCAGCAAGTTACTTTGTTGACCTACCAGCAGCAGGGCCGCAGCCGCAGTCGCACCGTGGTGCCGGGCTGATATGGCCAAGAAAACCCCGCCCGCACTCACGCAGCAAAACTTGCTGGATAAAGCCATTGCCTATCTGGCGCCCGGCGTGGCCATGCAACGCATTGCGCAGCGCAACCAGCTCGCCATATCGGGCGCTTATACCGGTGCGCGGGTGGACCGCTCGCAGCTTTCCCGCTGGAATCCGCTAAATGGTTCTGCCAATAGCGACACCATCCGCGACTTGCGCACACTGCGCGCCCGCAGCCGCGACCAGATGCGTAACGCGCCGGTTGCGCTGGGTGCGCTAAATACCAAAGTGAGCCACTCCGTTGGTACTGGCCTGAGCTATTCACCATCCATTGATGCCGACTTTTTGGGCATGGATGACGAGCAAAAAGAGGAATGGGAAGACGATACCAAACGCCGCTTTGCCGCATGGGCGGGCTCGCCCGATTGCGACATTGCCCGCCAACTGGATTTTTATGGCCTGCAGGAGCTGGGTTTTCGCAGTTACTTAGAGTCAGGCGACTGTTTTGCGGTAACGCCACGCATTGCCCGTGCAGGGAAAAGGCCACGTCTTGCTATCCAGCTTGTGGAGGCTGACCGCGTTTGCAATCCAGGCCTTGCACCCGACACCGCCACCATGCTGGATGGAATTGAAATTGTGCCAGAAACCGGCGAAGTGCTGGCCTACCATGTAGCCCGAGAGCACCCCGGTGGAAACAACTTCACCGGTAACAAATGGGACCGTGTTGCTGCCCGTGGCGCACAAACCGGGCGCCGCAACGTGCTGCACATTTACAAGCCCTTGCGGCCCGGCCAGGTGCGCGGCGTGCCGTGGATTGCGCCCATTCTGGAGCCCTTGAAGCAGCTTGGCCGCTGGAGCGATGCCGAACTAAATGCCGCCGTAGTTTCCGGCCTGATGGCAACCTTTGTCACCATGGATGCCAACGCATTCCAAGACCTGTACGACGAAGATGCGCAGGGCGCCATCATTGACAGCGCGAGCAAGTGGTCTGGTGAAATGGAAAGCGGTAAAGCCATCAATCTGCTGCCCGGCGAATCCGTAGAGTCGCCGCCGCCCGGCAGGCCAAATCCGGCGTTTGACCCGTTTTGGGTGGCTATGGTGCGCCAGATTGGCATGGCACTGGAAATGCCGTATGAAGTGCTGGTAATGCACTTCCAAAGCAGCTACAGCGCCGCCCGCGCTGCGCTGCTGATGGCATGGAAGTCTTTTCGTTCCAGCCGCGACCTATTAAGCAAAACCTTTTGCCAGCCCGTGTTTGAATTGTGGCTTGCAGACGAAGTGGCCGAAGGCCGCATCAATTGCCCCGGCTTCTTTGCCGATGATGTGGTGCGCGCCGCATGGTGCTCTGCCATCTGGACCGGCGACGGACCCGGCAGTATCGACCCTGAAAAAGAAGTCAATGCCGCCCAAAAGCGGGTTGATTTGGGAATCAGTACCAAGCAGGCCGAAAGCATCGCCTTCGATGGCATCGACTGGCAGCAAAAGCACGAACAGCGGGTGAAGGAAATCAACGCTGAAAAGGCCGATGGCATTTATGTCATGCCTGCGGGTACTGCGCTTGCGCCGGACCAAACGCCAAAAGAAGATGGCCAGCCGGTGCCCGCGCCTGCAGGACCGGACGAAGGCGCCGCCGCTTTGGCCCGCATGCAGGATGCAACGCACGACCAGGCCATTGAAATTTCACGCCTATCGGGCCGGGTGCAGGCGTTACAAGAGCGTGAGCCCACCATAAATATCACCACGCCACCGGTAACCGTCAACATGGGAGACACCCATATTGCGCCCGCAGCCATTACGGTGGATGGCCATGAAATCAACGTCAACATGCCCGAAGGTATGGTGCAGCTTGATGCGCACATCGCCGCGCCCGCCATAAGCATCCCGCCTGCTCAGGTGGTGGTGCAGCCACCCATCCAAAAAGCTATGCGCCAGGTGCACAAGCTCGATGGCGATGGAAACCTGATCGAAACCATTACCACCCCATTGGCTTAGCCCATACACATAGGAAATCCCATGCCCGAACTATCCGGCCAACCCGCTGAACTGCGTTTCACCCTCGAAATCACCCGTGCCGCAACCGGCCTCACTGAAACGGTGGAAATGGTGGGCCATGTGATACCCGAGCCCGAACACCAATCCCAGCCGCAAGCAATTGAAGGAGCGCAAGAATGACCGTTACTCACGCACTGGTGGCCCGCAATGCCGCCACGGATGCCGTTACCGCCCAAATTGGTACCGGTGCCCACCTTAAATTTCACATCACTGGCAGCACTGTAGCTGCGCCATCGGCGGTGGCTGCTACGCTGACCATGACCAGCAACGCTAATGGCGGTTTTGGTGCTTCCAGTGGTGGCACGGCCACGGCAGCGGCTATCACCAGCGACACCGCAGCGGCTGGCAATGCATCTGCAGTGGCGTTTGCATCCATTCAAACATCCGCCAATGCGGCCATCATCCATTGCGCCGTGGCTGCTAGCGCAAGTGACATCAATATGACCAACGGACTGACCATCAGCGCGGGAGATACCGTGGCGTGTTCTAGTCTGACATATACCGCCCTACCGGCCTAAAGGGGAAAACACCATGGCACAGCAAACAATCGTCATGTCGTCCACGGACGGCCCCACCGCAACAGCCGCAGCCCGCGCCTCATGCATACCCACGGCAAACCGCATTGTTTTGCCAAACAACTTTTTCTACATTGGCCGTGCCATCAAGGTGCTCATGTCGGGCCGTATCTCATGCGCCGTCACCACGCCGGGCACCGCCCGTTATGACATATGCATGGGCTCTGCGGGCACAACCATCGTTTATGACACTGCGGCCATCCCGCTGAACATCGTTGCCAAAACAACGGTGCCATGGTTCTTTGAATGCCTGTTGGTTTGCCGCGCTGTTGGCGCCACCACCACCACCACGTTTTTCCCGCGTGGCCAGTGGACTTCTGAGGCTTTGATTGGCTCTGCCGCTGCGGCTGCGGGTGGCAATGGTTCGCTGCTGTTGCCCATTACCGCGCCTGCAGTGGGTGCGGGCATGGACAACACCGCCGCCAGTGCGCTGGATGTGTTCTTTACGCAAACCGTGGCAACCGGTTCGCATACCGTCCATAACTACCAAGTGGACGTGCTGAACTAATCATGGACGCAATCATTACCGCAGCCATCGAATACGTCAAGTTGGCATTTTCTGGTGGGATTTCTGACGCCGCCGATGGCGATCCCGTATCCAATGCCCAAGACGAAAGTTTCAGGGCGCTAGTCGCTGCGCTCAGAAGTGCAGGCCACATCCCCGCGCATGGCCAGGCCACGGAAGATTGGGTAAGGGGTCAATGATGGAAGCATGTCGCATTGGCATTCACTGCAGGGCGCCGGGCGTGGTAGATGTGGGTGCGCCCATGCGACACAAAAGCCTGTGTTATGACATTCTGCGCGATGCCCGTACTGTGCTGGAGAGCATTGAAGACCAGCATTTCAAAGTGGGCATCAACACATTGACTATCGTCATGGATATGTCTGGCCGGGTTGATCTGGCCGCGCCGCTGCCAACGCGCCCGCTGGCTTACCAGTGGCTTGCATTAGCCCGTGACGTGATTGAGCGCTATGGCGATGACTCTGCCCCCGAAATGCGCCCATTCAATGCTGCGGTAATGGGCGGTGCGTAATGCCCATTCAATGGCCTCCGGTTGATCGGTACCCACAGTACGGCACGGATTGCGATGTACGCGACTTTTTACCCGTGTGGGACGTGACCAATTTGGGAATCATCGGTGCTGATTTGTCCACGGATAGCCTAGACCCCGGCATAGGTATCAACAATTTGACAACCAGGGCAGTGAACTTGCGCAATTTTGATGCGCAGTTTGAGCCTCCGGACCAATACACGATGGCCCCGCCTGCAACCATCTTCCCGGCCTATGGGCGCCAGTCATACCAGCAAACCGATTGGTATCGGTCAAACAGCACGTTAGTGGGTGTTACCCGCGACAGCACGGGTGCAGTGCTCGGAAATGTAGAAGTAGTCCTATACAGCACCATCGATGTAGTCATCGGTTCACAGTATTCGGACGCCTCTGGAAATTTCTCTTTTCAAAACCCCGGAACTGGGCCTTTTTACATCGTTGCGTACAAAACGGGTGCGCCGGATGTAGCGGGTACCACCGTAAACACGCTACTGCCAACACTGTTGTAAAGGGGCATCATGGCCGGAAATGATGTTTTCCTTTACTCCGTACCGAGTGACGCAAATGCGGCTGATATACGGCTGCGCGACCCCACAACCGCCGCACCATCCGGCCCGGTAACGCACGATACATCCGGAGCGCTCGCAGGAGCTGGCGCCACCGTGGCCGGTGCAACCTCGCGTGCAGCCGGTGCGGTAACGCACGGCAGCACGGGCGCGCTGGCCGGTGCGGGCGCCACGGTAGCAGGCAGCGCCAACCGTTTTCACGCTTTTGCATCCACGGGCGTGCTCGTAGGCGCAGGCGCCACCGTGGCCGGTGCGACATCGCGTGCAGCCGGCGCGGTAACGCACGGAAGCACGGGCGCGCTGGCCGGTGCGGGTGCTACGGTGGCCGGTGCCTCAAGCCGCGTGCATGTGTTCACCAGTAGCGGCGCGCTGGCCGCTGCGGGCGCCGTCATTGCGGGCAGTGCCAGCCGGGGCACAGGTCCGGTCACGCATGGCAGCACGGGCGCACTGTTTGGCGATGGTGCTGCGGTGGCGGGCATATCCGTGCGGTACCGGTTTATGGATTCGTCCGGCGCTTTGGTGGGTGCGGGCGCAGCCATTGCCGGTGCGGCATCGCGCACGCGGGTGCATAACACATCCGGCGCACTGGCAGGTGCGGGCGCCGTGGTGGCAGGTGCGGTTAACCGGTTTCACTTTTTTGACAGCACGGGCGCGCTGGCTGGTGGTGGTGGTGCGGTGGCCGGGGCATCCCTGCACACTGCCTTGCCGGTTACCCATGGCAGCACGGGGACACTCGCGGGCATTGGCGCGGTGCTCACGGGCGGCGCGCAGCGCATCAGCGGCGGCAGCTACACCATTGACACGGACCATGCCAACCTCATTTATCAGCTCGCGCTTTTGCATGGGCTGGACGCCACGGCACCGCTGGTGGTGGATGCCATGGCATCGCGCAGAGCGGGCACTTTACAGCAAACTATTTCCGGTGCCGACACGGTAACCATCGCCACCACCGCCGCGCCCGTGTTGGTGGGTGATCTTGCTGGGTGGATAGATGCACTCGCCGCCATCCATGGGCTGACGGTGCCTGTGGTCAACAGTGCGGGCCTTCGTACTGCTGGGAGTATTAGCCAAACCATTGCAACTGTGGGCAATGTCACCACCGTTACCCGCATATGAGCACCATCGCCCGGCTAGTGGCCATTCAGGGTATCAGCCTTACCCCCATTGCCATGGCAGTGCAGGGTTTGTTAGATGGCGCGTTTGTGGATGCGGCGCCCGCCGTGCGGGAGTTTCGCCCGCCTGTAGTGGGTCGCGGGCCGGGTGCCACGTTAACTTTGAGCGAATACAAAAAGCTGTTTTCTCCCAGCGTGCAGGCTATGCAAATGGAGGCTCGTCAAAAGCAAGAGCAGGCACGGCGTGCTAAACGCAGGCGCCAGGCGTTTAACCATGCGTTGCTGCGCGCCACGGCAATTTTGTAGGTAGTCTCAATTTGCCCTATTTGAGACAAGCGCTTTTTGGGACAGTCCCATCCCATGAAGCTCTTAGACGTACTCACTTCGCCATGGGCCATTGAACCAGCCAAGCTGCTGGAAATCAAAGCCATTTACGCTACTCACTTGCGGGGCGAAAAAATCGATATTGGTGCGGTAGAAAAACGTCTGGGGCGCCCGCTGGACAACCAGCCAAAGTGCTATGACGTGCAGGATGGTGTGGCCATCATCTGCTTGGATGGCGTCATTGCCAAGCGCATGAATATGTTTAGCCAAATCAGCGGCGGCACCAGTGCCGAGCTGGTAGGCCGCAACATCCAAGATGCCTGCGCTGACCCTGCCGTGCACAGCATCATTTTGTCAGTGGACAGCCCCGGCGGCACGGTGGATGGCACCCAAACATTGGCCGATATTGTGGCCGGTTGCACCAAACCCATTGCTACACTGGCCAGCGGCACGATGTGCAGCGCCGCGTATTGGGTGGGCTCTGCGGCCAACGCCGTTTACATCACCGACAGCACCACCCAAGTGGGCAGCATTGGCGTGGTGGCCACGCATACCGATGTGTCAGGCCAGCAAGCTGCTCAGGGTGTAAAGACCACCGAGATTTATGCGGGCGCTTACAAGCGCATTGCAAGCAGCTATGCGCCGCTGACCAAAGAAGGCAAGCAAAGCATTCAGGATTCGGTGGACTACACCTATGGCCTCTTTGTGGATGCGGTTGCCAAAAACCGCAATTGCACCGCCGCTGTAGTGCTTAAAAACATGGCCGATGGCCGCATTTTTATTGGGCAGCAAGCAATTGATGCGGGCTTGGTGGACGGTGTTTCCACCATGGCCGATTTGATTGCCCAGCTCAATGCAAACCCCGCTACTGGCCTTAGCCAGCCAGGGGCAACCCGTGCCGGTGCTGCACAAATCCCCCATCAATCAACCACAGGAGCAGCAATGCCCATCACACGCGAACAACTCGCCGCCGAAGCACCCGATGTGCTCGCGGCTATCCGCCAGGAGGGCGCCACCGCAGAGCGCGAGCGCATCCAGGCCATTGAAGCCACGGCCATCCCCGGCCATGAAGCCCTTATTTCTGCGCTGAAATTCGATGGTAAGTCCACCGCAGGCGATGCCGCCCTAGCCATCGTTTCCGCTGAAAAGAAGGCGCGCACCGCCCAGGCTACGGCACTGGCCGAAGATGCGCCCGCCCCATTGGCGCTCAAGCCCGCTGCGGCTGTGGAAGCAAGCGACAAGCCTGCCACCCGTGCGGACTTGGATGCCAAAGCCAAGGCCTATATGGCCGCTCACCCCGGCACGGATTACGTTGCCGCCATCAAACACGTTCAAGGAGCCTAAACCATGGCCGCATCCGCAATCAATGAAGTAGTGGTGGGTATCACCACCACCGGCGCAATCGCCCAATTCCAACCCGTGCAAGCCAGTGGCGCCCCGGCTGCAGCCGCTGGCAATGCCATGGGCTTTGCCACAGCCTCCGCCGCATCCGGCGCCCGCGTGGGCGTGTGCGTGGTGGGCACATCCATTGCCATCGCAGGCGCTGCCATTGCTGTGGGCGCTGCAGTGGAAGTGCATACCACCGTCACCCAGGTAGTGACCAAATCCGCAGGCATTGCCATTGGCCGTGCTCTGACCGCCGCCGCCCAGGCCGGTGACCAAATCGAAGTGCTGATTATTGGCCAGTAAGCCAAGTCACCGCACCCATTCAACCCAATTCAGGAGCTAAAAAATGGCCCAAATGACCCCATCCGGCGCACGCATCATTGACCCGGTACTTAGTACCATAGCCCAGGGCTACAGCAATAGCGAGATGATCGCGTCTTCGCTGTTCCCAAGTGTTTCCGTCCCATTGCGCGGTGGCAACATCATCACCTTCGGTAAAGAAGATTTCATGCTGTACGGCACCCAGCGTGCCCCCGGTGAAAACACCAAGCGCGTGCAGTTTGGTTACAGCGGAAGCGCTTACGCGCTGGTGGACTACAGCCTCGAAGGCCAGGTACCGATTGAAATTATCCAAGAGGGCCAAAACGGACCCGGCATCGACCATTCCGCCATGGCCGTGCGTAAGGTTTCCAACATCATGGCCCTGCGCTTGGAAAAGCAAGCCGCTGACATTGCCCGCACTGCAGCCAGCTATGCCGCAGCCAACAAGGTCACTTTGTCTGGCACTAGCCAATGGTCTGACTTCACCGGCACCAGCCAGCCGATTCAGAACATCGAATCGGCAAAAGAAGCCGTGCGCGCCGCCACGGGCAAGCGCCCCAATACGGTCATCATGGGCGCCGCCGTCATGGCAAAGCTGCGTCAGCACCCCATCATCGTGGACCGCATGAAGTACACGGGCCGCGACATTGCCACCGTTGAAATTCTGGCGGCACTGTTTGGCGTGCAACGTGTGTTGGTGGGCGATGCCATTTACAGCAATGACGCTGGCACCGCCTTCACCGATGTATGGGGCAAAGATGTGGTGGTGGCTTACACCGAGCTGGGTTCTGTGGCTGACCAGGGCGCACCGTCCTACGGCTACACCTACAC